ATCGTTGTGCCAAAGATTTAAGGGTATTTTTGCGGTCAATGATAACCGAAATCTCTGTGGGGGTAAAAAGTCGTTTATTCGTGGGGGGATTATTGCGACCTCGTTGGAATCTGATGCCGTTGGTTTCCCTAGACCAGTGAATACCGCATTTAATGGCGGAAATTTGACCGTAGGAAAGGTTAAAAGATTCGGCTATAAGTTTGTAAGGTCTAGGGTCGATTGCGATTCTGCGGGCAACATCAGGGGTAATTTTGGTATTGCGGTAATGTGTGCCGTGCTTAATACTATCTTGTTCGTTGTCGGATTGTGTCCCGTAAGCAAGATTCGTGATAGAATTATTAAGTGGGTTGCCGTCAAGATGTCGAACAACAAGTCCGTTAGGTTCGCCGAGAAAGGTCAGAGCGACAAGGCGATGTATAAAAAGGTTTTTGCCCCTGCCAAGTCGGATTGTGTATCTGCCGTTAGAATTAAGCCAAGGTTTAAGAATTTTGTGGCGTTTTGCCGAAAATACATCCCCTGTTTGGGAAATGTAATAATCAGGATGTGTGGGTATAGGGTAATAACAAGTGTTGTTAAATGTAATCATAAGGTAAAATCCTATTGTTTATCCACTAAAAATCATAATTTTTTGGTGGGGAAAAGTCAAGTTTGTGTGCATAATTGTGGGACATTTGATGATTGGTTTGGTGGGGCGATATTGGTTGATGATTTTATGAAAGCGGATGATTATCGTTCAGAAGCGGAAAAGCAGAATTGTATTGAAATATTTGAAAATACATTGTCGAGCCGTAAGAATAGACCGTCAAAAGACCCCACGATTATTATCGCTCAACGGTTAGCCAAAGATGATTTGGTGAATTATATCAAGGAAAAATACCCTGATGAATGGGATTTTTATGTAATACCTGCGTATAATGAGGAAACAGGGGAATCGTTTTGGGAAGAAAGATACCCCGCCAAGTTCTTGGAACAGATGAAACAAGAAAACCCGTTCCTGTTCTATTCGCAGTATCAACAAGAGCCGATAGCGATGGGTGGCGGGTTATTCAAATTGTCTTGGTTTAGGTATTATCAAGATGTCAAAGACCAACCATACCGAAGGATATTTATAACCGCCGATACAGCGTGTAAAACAAAGGAATGGAATGATTTTACTGCGATTGGTGTGTGGGGTGTCACCCAAAACCGAAGATTAAGATTATTGGATTTTGTCCACGGAAGGTTTGAAATACCAGAATTATTGAATGTTTTTAATAATTTGTGGGAAAAATGGAAGAGTGGGATTGGTTCGTGTCGGTGTTCGGCGATTTATATCGAGGATAAGGCGAGTGGAACGCAGGTAATACAAACATTGAGAAGAAAGGGTGGGTTGCCGATTATGCCTGTGACACCCGAAAAGGATAAATTAACAAGAGCGTTGGATGCGATACCGCAAATTGCGGCGGGTAATATAGAGTTGCCCGAAAGTGAAAACCATCCGTTGTCAAAAGAGATTTTAGTGGATATTTTGGGATTTAGTGCTGATATGTCGCACAAATTTGATGATTCTGTGGATTGTATGTTGTATGCTATTGATGCGGCATATAATACAAAGGGGTATTTTTAAGATGATTGGGAAAAGATTTGGGCGTTTGGTCGTTTTTAGGTGTGCGGGGTATGTAAATAAAAACAAATGTTTTTGGTGTCGGTGTGATTGTGGGCGAATAAAAAGAGTCAGAAAGGGACATTTAATATCGGGGGCGGTTAAGTCGTGTGGGTGTTATAATTCGGAAAGGGCAAGTGAGTCGATGAAAAAAAATAGAATTGGAAAGACACACGGTATGTCAAAAACTAGATTATATCGGATTTGGATGGCGATGAAAAGAAGGTGTGGAGTTGTAGGGAATATTGGGGATAAGAATTATGGCGGGCGTGGAGTAACTGTTTGTGAAAATTGGAAAAAGGATTTTGTGTGTTTTAGGGATTGGGCGTTGAATAATGGTTATCAAGATGAATTAACCATAGATAGAATTGATGTTGATGGAAATTATTGCCCCGAAAATTGTCGGTGGATAACAAATGATGAGCAACAAAATAATAGAAGAAACAATCATATTATAGAATATGATGGCAAAAAATATACTTTGGCACAAGCATCAAGGTTTTTTGGAATACCACAAAGCACTTTATGGAATAGGATAAAAAATGGAAAGGGTATTTTTAATTGAAAAAATCAGGGGTATATGCTAGAATTTTGGCAAAGAGGTTTTGATGATGCGTTTATTCAAGAAAAAACAAACCGTTCAGGTCGAAAATATAGAAGAAAAAAAGACCGAAAGAACATCATATTTGGATTATTTGCGTAAATTGGGTCGTATATCGGATGAAAATACTAGGACAATGGAAGAAACATTGGCGTGGTTATTCCCGAGAAAGCCATCAGATTTGAAAGCGGTTAATCGTAAAACTGGGGTTGCGATGGATAGTGCCATTAAACCTGCGATGTATAATAATGATTTGCCCGAGGAAATGTTGCCGTTTTTCACCCATACTTTTATCGGTTGGCAAGCGTGTGCGTTATTGTATGAAAATCCGTATATTAAGAAAGCGTGTGAAATACCAGCCCGAGATGCTGTTGCCGTAGATTATGAATTGCAGTATGAAAATAAGGATAAGGATAAGGATGATAAGACCGATGAGGATGAGGAACAAGAGATATTGAATCGGTTGAAAAGAAAATCGGATAAGGAAATGCGGATGAAAGACCTTGTTCGTAATGCTGATATATTCAAGAAAGTATATGGGCAGATATTAATTGTGCCGACTTTCAATATTGATATGAAAAAGGCGATGGAAAAGCCCTATGATGCGTCAAAGATTAAAAAAGGTTCATATACAGGTATGACCTTGATTCAGCCGTTTTGGGTGACCTATGAAATGTCGGGTGATGGTATTATGAATCCGCAGATGGCGGGATATTATGAGCCGGAATATTATGTTATCAATGGTTCAACCCGTATTCATAAATCGTGGGTTATCAAAGTAATCACTGGCGTATGTCCTGATATTCTGAAACCAGTATATTATTATGGTGGAATCCCATTGACCCAACAGATATATGAAAGGGTATTCTGTGCGGAAAAGACGGCAAATGAAGCCCCGAAGTTAGCGTTGACGAAAAGATTGTTGATTGCGGATGGTAATATCGAAAATATGGCGGCTAACCCGACAGAAGCGTATGAAACCTTGAAAATGGTTTTACAGGTTCGGGATAATATGGGGTTGATGATTAAGAATCCCGGAGACCAAGTTCAGCAGATAGATACCAGTTTGGCGGATATGGATGCGTTGATAATGACCCAATTCCAATTGGTTGCGGCTATTGCTGAAATGCCGGTCACCAAGTTGATGAAGACCCAGTTGAAAGGATTGGCGAATAGTGGGGATTATGAAATGAAAGATTATGCCCAAACGCTAGTCGAAATCCAAGAAAATGTGTATAATCGTATTTTAGAAAGACATTATCAGATGTTATCGATGTCGGAATATGGTAAGGATTTAGGTTTACAGGTTGTGTGGAATCCGATTGATACACCGACAGAATTGGAATTGGCACAGATTGAAAGTCAACAAGCCCAAACTGATGCGACTTATATTGGTGCGGGTGTGGTCGGTGCTGATGAGGTTCGTGATGGTCTGCGTGCCAATGAGGACAGTCGGTATCATAATTTAAGTGAGGAAATGCCCGAAATGCCCGATATGATGGAAATGGGCGAAGAAGAAAGTGGGGAGGAAGAAAATGCCTAGTTATTTATCATATCTGAATCAGATGTCGGTAGTGGATGCGGATGATGATATTCAGTGGATAACTGTTCGTGGAAATCATATACCGATTAAAAAGGGTGAAAATAAGGAAGATGCGATAAAGTCGTTTTTTGAATCAAAGGGAAAAGAATCAAAGAAAACGGCACAAAAATCGCCCGAGAATAACAATAAAAAAGATAAAGGTGTAGTCGGTCAGAAAAAAACGAAACCTCAAACAGCGGTCAAAAAAGTATGGAAATACCCCAAGGTTGATTTTTCGGTAGAAGGGGCGGAAAAGAAATTTATAGATGAAACATATCCTCGTGTTAAAAAGATTCTATCAAAGGCGTATTTTGAAGAGCCACAAGTCACCAAAGATTTGCAGAGCATAAAGGGGATTGAGTTCCACGGGTTAGAGTATAGGCGGAAAACCAAAGATTCTGCGGTGGGAAAAATCAATCGTGAAAGAATAGAAAATGAATATACACAGGATTGGTCGGATAGAAAAATTATGAAACAAATGTATGATTTGGTGAGATATACACAGTTGGTGGATAAGGATACATTTGTGGAACAGGCACAAAAGACCATTGATATCCTGAAAAAGAAAGGGTATAAAGTGGTTCAGTTGAAGAATTTTTGGTTGCCCGAAGTGAATGATAATGGGCGTAATCCTTATCGTGGGATTAATATGAAATGGATAAGCCCGAAAGGTCAAAAGTTTGAATTCCAGTTCAATACAAACAATAATATCGAAGTTAAGGATAAGATGCACAAATTGTATGTGGAGGCGAGAAAATTGGATGATGGTGACCCGAAAAAAGCGGAATTAAATAAACAGTCACTGGAATTAACCAAATATTTTGATAACCCCAAAGACATAGAAAAATTAAAAAAATAGTTGACTTTTAGAAATTTTGTATTATATCTATGGTGCATAAGGAGGCAAGAATGAATAATAAGCAAGAAATCTTGAAAAAACTAGCGTTGGACTTCTCTAAATACAGATATTTAGGGGATGGCTTGGTATTCCGTGTTGATAAAAAATCGGGCGGAATCGAGGTTTTTTCCTTGGAAGATGGTTGGAAAAAGTCCGATGTGGATATCGTAAGCAAATCGAACAATGTTTTCGATGGTGGTTTGGATGTCGATGTGTATTTGGAAGGCGATGAAGATTCTATCGTTGAGCAGGTGATATATGCGGAAACCCCAAACGATGAATTTGATGACTAAGAATAATGTTCGGAAAGCGATAGTATGTGTCGATGAAAGGGAAACAGGAAAGGATAATTAAACTTAAACCATTGGTGCCACCGATGATTATAGCCCGAAAGTATTCGGGTGACCTTTTGCGTCTTGTATCAGAGATGGTGAAGGATTATTGGTCGTTAGTGGGGATATATCGGAATAAGCGGGGGCAAGTCGTTCAGGATGAAAGTTGGGCGATAACCGACCTTGATGACCGTTTGGCAAAATTGGATAGGAAATGGCAGGAAAGATTCAAGGAATATGCCAAGAATAATAGCCCCAAAATGATTCAGAAAGTATTAAAACAATCTGATATTCAGTTGAAAGAGACCTTGAAGGATTGGTTTGCGGAAAAGCGGTTTATGTTATTTGATAAGGAAATCCCCACCGCATTAAGACAGGTTTTAAGGGCTAGTATTGAAGAAAATGTGATGTATATATCGGATTTGCCCGTAAAATATGCGGGTCGGGTTCGTGGTGCGGTATATCGTGCGGTGACAGGTGGTGGAACATTAAAGGATTTACAGGTCAGTTTAAGAAAGTATGCGGGGATGTCAGCCCGTCACGCAAAATTGGTAGCAACCGACCAGATTAATAAAGCGTTTGTGAATATATCTGCCCAAAGGATGAAACAGGCGGGTATAACAAAATATATGTGGGTTCACACGAATGCGGGAAAGACCCATAGACCGTATCATAAGCGTAAGTGGGATGGCGTATCGGGAAAAAAGAATGGGCATCCCAACGGATTAAATGGATTTATATTCGATATGGCACATCAACCGATTATAGATGAAAAGACGGGGGAAACAGGTTTGCCGGGGCAATTGCCGTATTGCTATCATAAAGATACCGAGGTTTATACGGAACGGGGTTTTGTGCCTATTAAAGATGTTTTCATTGGGGAAAAGGTCTTAACATTAAATCCTGATACCAAAATACCTGAATGGTCGGTGTGTGAATCTGTGACAAAAAAATATAGTGATATGATTGTTAATTTTAGCAATAATTGGTTTGATTTGGCAACCGACCCGAATCATAGGTTTTTTGTGTATGGTTCAGAATGGGATGGGAAAAATGAATATACGCATAAAAAACCCAGATTTATAACAGGAATTGACAATTTGCCGTCAAAATCGGGATTCTATGGGGCAAGTGAGTGGGTTGGCGAAGAAAAAAAATGGATGAATATCGGGGATAAAAAATATGAAATGGATGCGTTTTTGAGATTGTTGGCGTGGTATCTGTGTGAGGGGTCAGTAGATAGAAGGAAGGGACACAATAGAATACAAATAAGCCAATATTTGCATAAAAGTGTTATGTATGAAGGATTAAAAGTATTTGACCCGCATTTGGTTAAATGTGGGATTAACATATATGATTCGGACTTAAATATGTATTTTAGAAAGTTTGGATACGCAAATGAAAAATATATCCCTAGTTTTGTAAAAGGCTTGTCAAAAAGACAAATAAGGGTATTTTTGGATGCTTTTGCGTTGGGGGATGGAGAAACCAAAAAAATCAAGAATAAAAATCTGTTTTGTGGGTATGAATATAACAATTATAAAACGGTCAGCAAGAGAATGGCGGATGATTTGGTCGAATTGATAATAAAAACCGGATTTGCGGTGAATCAGAGAATTACAAAACAAAAAGGGAAAGAGATTCAGTTTAAGAATGGGAAATACAAAATAAATTATGATGTTTATACTGTGTCAGAGAAAAAGAATGTGTTTTTCAATTTGAAATCATTAAAAAAGATGATAAATCAATATAATGATTTTACATACGATATTGGTGTAAAGGATAACCATACATTATTGATTAAATATAAGAATAAAGTTCATTGGAATAGCAACTGCCATTGTAAGTTGGCGCCAGTCATAACTTTTGATGATTGAAAAAATGTATCGGATATGCTATAAAGGAATAAAAGGATATTAAATGTTGGGATTGGTTAATCAGTTAACTGCTTTACAAATATTCTGTAAAGATGCCCATTATTCGTTCAGGGGGATAGATTATAAACCTTTACACGAATGGATGGATGAAATAAGTGACCCATTGGATGATTTTTTGGATGAAATCAAGGAATCAATCTTGTTGCGGTCAAACAATGAAGTGCCACGGGGTGTTGAAATCAATGCGAATGCGGCATTTTATGTGCCAAGTGAAATTGGGAATGATAATCGGGAAATTCTATCGAATGTCCAAGCGGTGATAATGATGTGTCACCAAACCATAAATGGAATGAAGGATATGTCGGTGGGTAATGGTGATATTCTTGGGCGGATTGATTCGCATTTGGATAAGCACCTTGGATTATTACGGTTAGCATTGGAGGAAAAAAATGTTAAGAAAGTTGATTAATTGGATTAAGCGGTTATTTTGCCGTAAAAAAATTGCCGAGAAAAAGGTTTTGGAAAAAACTGCGGTGAAAGGTAAGTTCAAAAAGAAAACCGCCCGTAAGGGTAAAAAATAAGTTTGTGTGTTGTCGTGGGTAATATCCCTGATTCGTCAGGGGTATTTTTTTTGTTTGAAAAATAAAACTGAATGTGGCACAATATCAGTATAAGGAAAGGATTATGAGTAAAAAAGTTGATGGAAATGGATTTTGGTTCATCAAACACAATCCGATAAGCAAAGAGGGTGTGTTCCCATATTTAGGGCATACCATATCGGATGAGTGCGAGCCAAACAAGATTTATAAAGTATATCGTCCTGCGTCAACATTAAATGATAGTGTTGAAACTTGGGATAATCCGCCAAAGCCGTTTATTGACGACCACGAAATGTTAGGGGAAGGGTTCACTGCGATTGATGATAGACCCGTTCAAGGTGTTATCAATAATCCTGTTTTTGAAAATGGTGTTTTGTATGCGGATATTACGGTGTATTCGGAAGAACTGAAACAGAATATTGAAAATGGCAAGAAAGAATTGTCCTTGGGGTATTTTTGCAAATACAAAAAGGAAAGGGGTGTTTTCAAGGGTGAGGTTTATGATTATGTCCAGTATGATATGGTCGGAAATCATATAGCCCTTGTGGATGCCGGAAGATGTGGTTCGGATGTGAAAGTGTTCGACCATAAATGCACAATGGATTCACTTGATTTGGGTGGATTCGAAAGTCCCTTGAAAACAATGGACGAAAGTGGCATAATAGAATCAAAGGAAACAAAAGGAAGTAATATGTTTATTGCGTTAGATGATGTCCGTGGTGTTCTTGCCGGTGTGTTTGATGCCGCTGACCCAAAAATGAAATCCATATTGGACGAATTGGAAGAAAAAGCCAAGACCGAAGATGAGGATGAAAAGGAAGAGGAAAAAAAGTCCGAAGATTCCGATGAAAAGGAAGATGAAAAAAAGACCGAGGATAAATGCGGTAAGGACGAAGATGAAGAAAAGAAAGAATCCGAAGATGAAGATGATGATGAAAAGAAAGAAACTGCGGATTCTATCAAGGAATTGATGTCGGTTGTCAAAGATATGGCTGACGACATTAAAAAACTCGTTGCCAAAGATGAAGAAAAGGATGACGAGGAAAAGAAAGAATCAGAAGATGGCGATGATTCCGATGATGAATCCAAGGAAAAAGAAACCGAGGATGAAGATGAGGATGATGAAACCAAAAAATCGGAAGATTCGGCTGTGTTCGTTTTCGGAACAGATTCTGCCATTACGGAAGATGAAGGTCTGATAGAATATTTGAAATAAACAAAAGGAAAGAAAGATGCAAACAACAGTAAATCAAAAGTTAGCGTTCGGCGTTCCGGGTTCGTTCTATGACAATTCCCCTCGCCGTGTTGACCCTTATACCGTTGAAGAAGGTGCTATTGCTTTGGCATATACTGTCGATTCAACAGACCCGTCAAAAGCGGTTTTAGGTGGTAATGGTGTATTTGCGGGTATTGCTGTGAATACGAAAGAATATATCATTAATGGTATCGGTGCGTCTATGGCATTCCGTGAAGGTGATATTGCCCAATGTGCAACAATGGGTCGTATTGTCCTGAAATTGGCTGATGCTGTGTCGGTTGGTGATGCTTGTTTTTATAATGAAACAACTGGTGCTTTGAAACCAGGCACATCAGGTGCAACCGTTAGTGGTTATATCGAAATCCCGAATTCAAAGTTCGTTATTGTGGATGCTTTGGCGAAAGAATATTCGGTTTTGCAATTGGGTTAAACAAAAGGGGTAAATAGATGAAAACAAATGTTAAATTTTCAATCCCTGCGGATAAAGTAAAATCTTATGCGATGGATTCTAAAACCACCGAAACGACAATCGATGCTTTGGGTATTCATTATACAAAGAATGCTTTGCGTGAATTTAAGGCGTATGCCACTGATGCGGCACCAACCTTACAGACCACGCCATCGAATATGACACCAGTTCAGTTCCTGCAATTTTGGATTCCTGAAATGGTTGAAGTCGTTACAGCGTCCCGTGATGCTGATGCGATTTTGGGTCGTGATTTTGCAGGTTCTTGGGAAGATGAAGAAATCATTCAACCAGTTATCGAATATACAGGTCAAGTTCGCCCGTATGGGGATAAAACCACATTGAATCTTGCTGATTTTAATGTGAATTACGAACGCCGTACAATTGTTCGTATGGAACAAGATGTCGAAGTTGGTAAATTGGAAGCGGCAAGAGCGGCAAAACAGCGTATTGATGCACAAGGTTCTAAACGCCACGGAGCATCCTTGGCATTGGCTATCTCTGCGAATGATATTGCATTCTATGGATACAATGCGGGTGTTAATAAAACCTATGGTTTGTCGAATGACCCGAATATGCCTGCTTATACATCGTTGCCAAACGGTGCGGCAGGAACATCTGAATGGATGACAAAAACATTCAATGAAATCGTTGAAGATATCAAGAATATGTTTGCGGCTTTGCGTGTCAAAACTGGTAATAACTTTAAACCAGAACGTGATGCATCTGTTTTGGCATTGGGTGTATCTTGTATCGATGCGTTGCAGACAGTTAATCCATTGGGTGGAATATCTGTTTGGGATTGGTTGGGTAAGACCTATCCGAAATGCCGTGTAGAATCTGCTGTCCAATTGGATGGTGCAAATTTGGGTGATAATGTTGCGTATCTGATGGCTGAATCTGTTGCCGGAATGAAAGTTATCGGTCAGTATATGCAGGATGCGTTGCGTTTGATTGGTGTCGAACAGAAAGCGAAAGGGTTCTTGGAATGTTATTCCAATGCCACAGCGGGTGTTCTGTTGCGTGTGCCAATCGGGGTAGCCCGTTTTACAGGTTGTTAATATAAACTTGCTTTTGGTTAGGACGGGTGCTATGATGTATTCGTCCTAATTAAAAGAAAGGAGATAACAATGGCATATATTGTAAGTAAAGCATCCCAAGATAATGAATATTGTGATTGGCAGAAAGGGCGTAATGGTCTGAATGTCAAGAAGTTTTCAGTTATTATTAAGGGTGGTGCGAATGTATTGGATAAGAAAACTATGGAAACGCCCAATGGTGTTATTACGGAAGTAAGTGCGGCAGAATTGAAGTTTTTGGAAAGCAATACAGCGTTTAAGCGTCACCAAGAAAGGGGATGGGTCAAAGTGTGTAAGACCAAGGCAGATGCGGAAAAGAAAGCCGATGTGGTAGAGAAAGATGAAAATGGTGATGCAATAAAAGATGGGTCTGCACAGTTGACAGCGGAAGATTTTGAAAAGAAGGGTCAAAAACCGCCAATTGTCAATCCTGATGAATTGGTAAAGTAATTTTTGTTGTGTTGTTCTTGGTTCAAGGTGTGATAGCGGGGTCAGGGTTGTAAAGCCCGCCCCGTTAATTCGTAAAGGGGGAAAGATGTCAGTAACCGTGACAGTTGAAAATTTAAGGAATGCGTTCCCTGAATTTGGGAACTCTGTAAAATATCCCAATGAATATATTCAGCGGTTTATTACGATGGCGACAATGTATATATCGACAGTAAGCGGTCGGATTCGTGATGATGTTCGTGTATTGGCGATAGAATATATGACCTGCCATTTGATAACATTAAGTGCGATTGATGGGCAAGGTAATTCGCAGGGTGATGGAAATGGTGGTGGGGTATTGACTAGTGCCTCGATTGAAAGTGTGAGTGTGGCTTTTCAGGGTGTAATTGCGAATAATTCATTCGAACAATGGATACAATCGACACCGTATGGGAAGATGTATTGGGCATTATTACAGGCGAATAATCCTGCGGGTATTTATTGGGTTGGAAATTTAAGACCTTGGGGGGTGAGATAGTGGTAATGAAAGTCGATTTTCGGAAAAATGATAAGATAAAACCTCGTGTATTCAAAGAGGGGGTGGTTCGTGTTGGTTTTTTCGATACATCGAAATATGATGATGATACCTATGTGGCACAAGTGGCGAGATGGAATGAGTTCGGGATAGGTGTCCCTGAAAGACCGTTTATGCGACCTGCGGTATTTGAGAAGAAAGCGGAATTGAATGCTTTTTTGCGGTCAAAGTATAAACAGGCGATAAAGGATAAGAAAGACACAATGAAAGTATTAAGATTGTTTGGTGAAAAGGTTGTGTCGGAGATTCAGAGTCAAATATGGAATGGGCATTATGTTCGTAATGCGGATTCAACCATCGCAAGAAAGGGTCGGAATAAACCATTGATAGATACCGAATTTATGGTTAATAGTGTGAGTTATAAGGCAGAGGAGGTCAAAGGGTTATGATAAATGTGTTAAAGGCGGCATTAAGGGCTATTCCAACGCAGAAAATCACATATAAGAAGTTCACTGGGGTAAGCCCGAATAGG